AGGCTGCTTCAAGAACTTGGATACATTGTGACACGCTTCCTGTGCAATTTCAATGGATAATTCTAGCGCTTTGTGACCGAGAATGACGGCGCCGGTTTCTTTGTCAATCAGATTGAACTTGAAGAATACAGAATCAGTATTATGCACAATCATGTTACCAACTCCTGCAGCAAAATGATGATTCTCTGTTGTTAAATCATACACATATCCTTCATATGGTATTTCGTGTATTTTTTTAATCGCGTTTGGATTTTTTCTTTGTACTTTTTTAGTTAATGTTATTCTATATATTTCTAATTTATCTTTTCTGGTATTAATAGAAGCAGAATAACCTAAATTCACTGCCAATAAATATATTAGCGATGCACTAATTTGATTTTTCTGATCAATTCTAATATACCCATTTTTATCCTTGTCTCCATCTGCATCATACATACCTTTCCAAAATGCCTCCTTGACTTCAATGCTTGAGTTTAATATCTCAGTCGGAATAATTTTTGATTTATTGAAATACATTTGTTCTCTATATTTATTTACAAAAGATGTAATTTGACCATAATGATTTGATGAAGGACCTAATTTATAAACACCAGAACTTTCAATTGTATCCATAATGCGCCAATTTAATTCAGGATATACATTTTCGCACAATTTTAAGTATTCTTCTAATAATAATAGTGAAGCATTATTTAATGCCCAAGAACTTTTTTTACCAGATTTACACATATATTCTCCGCAACTTCCATCACCAAAGAAGAATCCCATAATTTGTGCTTCTGCAGGAGTTATTGTATTATTATTTTCCTCAAATAATGGTAATTTATTATGCAACAGTTCAGTTCCAACTTCAACATCTTTTGGTGAAATCTCCTTGCCATCTTTTGTTATTAGAGAATGATCATCAGTTACATCAACTACACCTGTGTGAGTCAGAACCCTCAACATTTTTTTGTGTGATGCAAGTTGATGACGTATTACGCGAAACAGTTTTGTCCATCCTTTTTCAGTCCAAGTTTCTACTCCTTCTAATTCACAGAATTCCTTTTCTTGTTTTCCTGGTTCTACACATTTGATCCAATTGTTATTTCCATATTTTTCTGCTAATCGCTCAATCGTGAGAATGTCAAACACTCTATTTTTTTCATTTTTATTAAAGGTGGAAACATAAACAGGGGTGTAATTTGCAACGCTGTCACCATATACATACTCAGCCTTTGTATTTACCAGACCATATTTGGTCTCAACATCTACATCTTCGTAACATTCTTCAACAACTCGTTTCGCATAAGTTAGCAAAAGACGTCCAGTTGCCGTAGTAGATGCTGCAATATCTGGCTCGTAAAATGTACTTGTTTTGGCGCCCAATTGTCCATAAAGTGAATTCGCGGTTACTTTGTAAGCCAATTGTCTTTTATCTAGAACATTTTTCATAAATTCATCTGGAGTGTTAGGAATCTGTTTTCTGGTATCCTTTCTTGCTTTCAACAGTTCTTGCAAAATAGAAGGCATAATTGCCTTTTCTTCTACTACTATTCCTTCATTTTTAAAAGGTTGCGCAAATCGGCACATTTTGTATCCTGATTTAATCTTTTCTGCTTTCGCCTTCGGATTCTTTCTAACATATCTGTATGTGTCAAATCTGATGTCTACATATTCGTATCCAGGCAACAAATCGTAAACATATTCTCCTGTCGTTGCATTCCTTTCGCCAGTCTCCGCGACCAAATTACCAGCCAAATCATATATCTTTGTCCACACTTTACTGCTTGGACACAAATTTTCGGACAACATAGATGACGGATAAAGTGACGCAAAATCGCCAACAGGAACCGGGTTTTCTAAATACAGACCACATTTGGGTTCTAAAACAATGGCACCTTCATAACCGTCGTCCATAGAACCCTTATTGATCACCGGCATAAGAACACCCTTTTCTCTGCATTTTTTTGCCACATAACTCGTCAATTTGATGCCTTGGCCTCTGAATATCAGGAAACTCATCGGAACACTGCATAACTTGGCCATCTCCACTAGATCTGTGACTACATCCACCTTGGCAAACAAATGCTGCACCAAGTTGCAATCCTGAATACAGTATTTGGCGATAACCGCTCTTGCAGTGGGACCTTCGTGCGTCATTCGGAAAATATCTTTAGGAGTCACATCGTCCTTTGCTAGACCCCATTTTACTGCCTTTGCTTGAGGGTTCTCGTGTCCAGCGATTTCAAACCAGCCTTCTTGTTTGTTCACCCTTGTAACGCGCAACTTGACACCACCTTTGTAGTAATCGCTGGAGTGATTAATTTCTTCAAAATGAATATAGGTCTCGGATTGCAGACCAGTCATATTTGCCGTTTTTACACGTGTCACTAACTCGCCATTAACGTCGCTCACTAATTGATCTAAACCTTTCACATAATCACCGATAAAATGACCACCTACATAATCTAATTTGTAAGACGTCAGATTTTCAGTGCGACGAAACCAATTCAACATATCAATCTGTAGACGACCATTCATTTTAATAATAGACAAGTCATATGTTCCGGATGCTAAAGTGATGCTGCTTTTCTCTATTTCTGTTTTGCCGGTTTTATAATCAACTGTAGCACATAGTTCATCATTGTTTCTGGATAGTTTTAAGAATTCTTCTACACAATTCAACTCTTGGGATCGGCGAAACATAAACTCATAATCAAAACTAAATATGTTGTAACCGATGATGATATCAGGATTCTCTCTTTGAACCAATTTAGTCCATGATTCAAGAACTTCTTTTTCAGTGCGATATGTTTCTATTTGAGAATTTGCAACGACGCCAGTTAAAGAGTCGCAAGTGTTTAACGCAATGCAGTGATTTAAATACGGTTCCGGTTCTCCATAGCGGATAAACGTGGAACCTACAAAGGTAACATTATCGCCTTCCAATTGTGGAAAATTGTTACGAAGAGATATAATTAGTTCGTTGATTTTGGTTTCACGATCATATTTTTTATCACAGATGACATCAATAATAGTGGTTGAAGCAGTTTTAAATACATTATAACTGTTGAAACATGTTCTTTTTTGACCAAAGAATTTTGGGGTTTCATCTTCTACTGGTTCTAAGTCATTGTCTTCGTTATCCGAACCGTCTTCTAACCCATCTCCGTCTTCTACTTCATCCTTTTTCTGAAGCGCTTTGTTTGCATTTTCAAACATACTTTCAATCAAGTGTTCATCTGAATCTTGTTGCTTTAAATCCTTGATTCGCATTTTCAGCCAATTATCGGTTCTCTGTTCTAAATCTGCGAGGTCAGTAATTTTCTCCTTAGGATAAACCAAGTCAATATCTCCTCTGAGTTTTGTACTAAAGGCAAAAGCAGTTTGAATTATTTCTTTTAACAAAGTCTTGCATTTTTCTGGAGTTAAGATACTTTGCCCATACTTGGTAAAGTAATCCACAATATTAGTGGCCAATTTTTTATAGGATTTGATAGGAACAGGGAAATCGCCATGACTGCTACTGGCCTCAATATCAAAACTCATGATTTTATACGGCACACGTGTCTCCATATGGTTTAGAGGAATCACATTTTTGTAATTAATCTTGAACTCAAATGTACAACTGGTCGTTTTGTCTGCACCGCAAATTTCCAGTGTTTTTTTATTGGGGAGCGCAATCCAACCAGATGGACTTATTTCTCTGACGTGAAAGAAACGCAACAAAGGTGGAATGTTGGCTTCATATAATTCAATAAAGCAATCGTTAAAGAAGTAGCCATTTTTTAACAGGCGTCTCTCTTTTTCACCATCATCATTGGTTACATCGTGATACCAGAAGTTTTTAACTTTGTTGTAAGCAGGAACATTGGCGAATTTAAATAAAATGAAACGATGCAACTTGCCGGCATCAAATCCGTATAACTTTTTTCTCTCTATTATCTTGCATTCTGTAATGGAGTCTTTATAGAAATTTCCGATTTTGCTTTGTATGTGCGCCAAGAATTGATTCTTTTTTGTTTGACCCCACTTACCGTCTACTTTTACGTAAAAGAATGGTTGGTATTCTTCTACGATGATGGATGCCGTCTCACCTTGTTCATTGATACCGAACATTTGGATGACAAATTTGGATCTGTCTTTGTATTTTGCAGCATGAGAATCGTCATCTTCGCTGGAAGAATTGACGGTATTTTTATCGTTATAAATATTAAATTCAAATAATTTGAATGATCTTTCCATTTTGAATGAAATTGTTATTTAACCTTTATTATTGAATTAAATACAATAATTGTATTTAATTCAATTTTTTCTTTCATTTGTTTTCTTTCCTTTCATTATTTTAAATTCTGAAAAAGTAGTTACGCAAATTATTAAATTGTATTGCCAATTCTTCTTTCTTTTCTTGTAAAAATGAAATTTGTTGGTTCAATGCATTATATTTTGAAGTAGTTTCATCTCTTTCATTTTGTATTAATACACGTGCATTTGTATCAAGAGTATCTGTGTATTCTTTATTTGCTAAGTGAGTTGATTCAGTAGGAGGTTTAACAAAGACATTCGCATTATTGAAATTAACATTAGACCCGTTAATTACCATTTCACTTCCTAGAAGGGCCTTAGTATTTGTAGATGGTTGAGATGACATTACAAGAGGAGATATTTATATATTATCTGTAGATATAATAATTGGATTAATTTGATTAAACTATATTATATCTAAAAATGTATTTCTCTATATTAGATCTTTATGTTTACACCTTTTCTCATTTCAAACGCCGATTAATATCAAGGTGTTCTTAAATAATTCTTTGTGTTTTTGTAAATATTTATAATCAAAATTTTTGTTACATTTATTACAACGTAAAAAATATATAAATCTTGAACATTGTGATATATGAGCAATTTTCTGGTTTTTATAAATTTCAGAAATTAATATTTTTGCTCCACAAAAAAAACAAATCATATATAATTCTGTAATTTATTTTTATATAATTTTCATTATATAAAAATAAGCGTTTGAAATGAGAAAAGGTGTAATATGTTATGGGTTACATCTAAACGCGTCTAGGAATAGACACCGTTCTATCCTGTTTTAAGAAATATTGATACATAGTATTTAATTGATCAGATAAAACATTTATATCCGATTGTAGGTTATTAATATTTGACTGCAATTCAGCAGTTTGGGTTACTGTATTAGATATATTTGTTTCAATAATATTGTTTATTTCTGAATATATTTCATCTATATAACCTTTATTTACTACATTAGTAGTTTGTGTAGGAGTTTTTACAGATACATTTGCATTATTAAAATTTATATTAGAACCTTTAATTGATAGTTCACTGCCTAAATATAAGGGGGTGCTCATTTATAATATAATATTATAAAAACAAAAAATAAACGTAAAAAAGGAGACAATTAAGTAACGATCTTGTTTTACATTTTATCTTCTTTTACCCCTATTCTTACCCCTAGACCTATTCTTACCCCTAGACATATTCTTACCTTTTGGTCTAGATTTGTTTCTATCATTGTTTTGTCTTCTTCTAGTTTGGATGTTTCTTCTAGTTTTGCTAAGGCGTCTAAATACATGATTCGGAGATGAATCTGGTGTAACCGAAACAACCTTGCCGCTTAATAATTTGCTTTCAATCCAGTTTACAAATGAATCCGATGATCGGTCTTTAGTTCTAATGTCACTATCTTCATAAGTTTCTATTTTTCCCCCATTGTTTGCGATATATTTTAGTGTAGGAAACCCATCTACTTCTCCAATCATTTTAATAAAAGGCATGAAATCTTTGTTTGCATCAATAATCACTAAATCTTTATCGTGTTTATATTGCTTCTTCATTAATTCCCCCATTTTATGCCATTCCGGTCTGGTTGCATTGCAAGGACCACAACCAACCATGTAAATAATAATAAAAACATGTTTCCCGTGATTTATCATTTTATCTATTTCATGTGCATCACTTTCCGAATTTACATGTAACAAATGCATTGTTATGTTTTATAATATAATGACTATAAAATATAATATGCATAAAATATGTGTCATATTTTATGCATACTTTTGCTTGTATAAAATTATCCTACTATAGTATATAGAATTTATGTATAGTCAATTGAATCACATAAAAATAATCATTCTAGTTTTAATATTTTTAGGTGGATTGTATTTTTACATTCAATATGGAAATAAACCAGAGTTTTTGGAGGGATTAACAAATGCAAAAGGTGAAGTTAGATGTCCTAATATTCTGATTCAAAAGGGTGCCAAATATTTTTTGTACAATTCTAACATTGATCAAGTTCCGGGGGTCAATCCTATTATGTTTAATAATTTAGACGAGTATACTAAATTTGTAGAATGGCAGCATGATGCAGGTATAAGGTGTCCAGTGTTATATGTCCAAAATACTTATGATGCACAGGGCAACCGTGTCTACAAAATGAGACCAAGTGTGTGCGAACCACAAGGGGGTCTACCCCCAAGCACAGAGACAAACAAATCTAATAAAAATAAGAAGGAAACTGGTAATAATGATAAGGATAATGAAACTGGTAATAAGGATAAGGATAAGAAAACTGGTAATAAGGATAAGGATAAAGAAACTGGTAATAATGATAAGGATAATGAAACTGATAATAATGATAAGGACAAGGAAACTGATGATACTGGATTTACAAATTCTACTAATGCTTCTATTTTAGGTGACGGATTTATTCCATTGGTAGATGCCTCTAGAAGCGACTATCCTTACAACACAAATAGTTATCCTGGGTTTGATCAGTCTTCTTATTACGTTGGATATATAACTCCTCTTGATAAAATTGCAAACAACGATGCTCTGCTATACAACAGCGGCGGAACAACTGATATAAGTGATAATCCGATGGATCCAAACTGGGGTGGACAAAATTACACACAAAAATTAGTTGATAATGGATATTACAAGGACAATGAAGTCAAACTTTTAGTAAATTAGATTAGATTATTTAATTTAAAAATATATATCTATATTTATATATAGATATATATATAGATATATAAATGGCTTTAGTACCTGCTGCTGATACTTTAGCCCCCGATGACGATTATATTCAATTTTCATTATTTGATGGAGGAAATAACGTTATTCCTGTTAGTGGAGATCCAATGAAACTATTCAGAGACGCGATGCCTAAATTAACATTATCGTTAGCACAGATAAATGCCGTTAAAGGTCCTGTTACATTATCAGATATGAGAGAAGTATCATTTGAAACATTATTTGTTATATTGGATCAATTTGTTCCATCATCTGGTACATGGATTACAAAACAGAGTGGCAATAAATACAAAATTGGTTCATACATAACTGGTAATGTTGATGACTTAAAAAAAAAATTTGGTATCAGTAGAAAAGAATTAAAAGATTCCAATTTGGCTGTAGCGGACATAACTATGATTAAAATATTAGAACAAATGTGTATTCAAGCAGCATCATATACGGCATCCGGAGCACCACCACTAACACAAATAACATCAGCAGCACTCAACAAAATACTAGCGGCGATTTCTTGTTTTGCATTGAGTTTAAATGTCAAGGAAGTGTTAGATATGTCTCAATTATATGCATTAATAAGACCGGTCGTTGAATATAATATTACAAATGGACATAGTAATATTCCAGCAATTTTAGGAGGCCCGTCAAATAATTTGTCAAACAGGGTTAACGCTATGATTGCGTCTGCTATAATAAATGCTCCTAACATATTAACATTACTAGCAGCAATAGAGACATTTTATACGACAGATGAATTTATAGTGTTAATGATTGCAATGTATGCTTTATTAGAAAGTGCTGATGGAGCAGCGGCACGCATCTGCGGAGCAGTATTACCTTGTACAACCGAATCAAGTTTAGGTAGTGGTGTATCTCAAACTTTTGAAATAACAACACAAGATGTATTTTATATCGCTGCCTTGTTGAATATGGAGGTTTTACCGAATTTTTCTGATATTACGGATGACAACGAAAGAACCAGATTGATAAATTTAATTAGATTGTTGCAAATGTTAAAAACTGCAACTAATGTAACAAAAAACACAACACAATTTGTAATAGATGTAATTTATTACTTTTATTCAAATAGTGTTACAAGGGGAGCAGCACGAGATACAATTATGAATTATTTAAAACAAAAAATAAACGCGGTTATGCCTCATAAAATACGTACAGAATTACCTAAATGGATGTGTGATGCAATTAATTCTGCCTATTTTTTAAATTTATTTGAGAGTGCTCCTGTTCCACCCGGTATACAACCTGCTTTAATTAAAGAATCCAAAATTCAATACATAGAACAACAATTGGTTTTATATTTATGGGATTCACAATGTCATGATAATAAAGACTGTTTGTATTTCAGAATATTATGTGTTCTTATGTTTTTGATGAAAATTGAAGGTGATTTAGATACTAATATGTTTGATGAAATGTTTCCTACATTACAATTATCAAGGGATAATAATCTTGATGCAAAAATGCAATTCTATGAATCTGCATTTGTTGAAAAATTCTCAGAAATTGGCAAAGTTAATGAAACTGTATTCAGAGTATTATTTAATGATCAACCCTTTAATAACGATAATTATAAAAGAAAGAAAATATTATTTTATTTGTTATCATGTAAAAGTTATTCTGATATAGAAACCTTATTGTATGTTAGATTAAGTAAAAAATCCTGTTACTTATTTTTACAGGGAGAACCACTTATTAGACTAGATGGTCAACAAACCTTACAAAATGTATTTATATTAAGAAACACATTTGGACCTGCTGACCAAATAGAACAACTACAAATACACCCCGAAATCTATATAAATCCTTGTCTTTATCCACTAAATGCAATTTTAGCAGTTGACTTACCTATTCATTTTAGTTCAACATTAGTTAATTTATCTGCCATTACACGATTTGATGATAATAACTCATCTAAACTTGTAGTGTCTTCTGCAACAAGAAATGATGCTGCATCTCAAAGAGAGCCTCCTAATACATATTATATAAATGGAAATAATATACTAAACAGAGATGCTGCGAATGCTGCTGCTCTTGCCCCTGGTGTTCCTCCTGTTCAAATAAATATGCCTATATTTTTATCGCGCGGCTTTGGTGCTATTTTTAAAGCCGGATTAATTATTGTTAGTCCTAATGTTAAACCTAATAGTAAAGATGTTTTATTTTCTTATCCTCCAACAAATATTTCTTGTGATAATGCATTTAATAAAAAAATATATTTGGATTCTATTTTAACCAATTTTTTAACATCTGACGTTGTAGTTAAAAAACGTTTTGGTGAAGATTTATTTACTATAATGGCTTTGAAATTTTATCAAATACTTGGTACGGAAGGCGGACATTATCCTACAGAAAATAATGCTATTGGTACTCCGGCTAATGGGTATTTTGTTAATGGCATCTGGAGTTATAAATCAATTGTAGAAAATGATCCCAACAATTATTACGACACTGTAATACGAGGCTGTATACAATATGATATTGATAGATCTGCTACATTGCTGCCAGTAGTTTTATCAAATGAAAAGAGACCATTACATATTTTTTTAGAAATTTTTCGTCCGCTAATTCGTATTGTAAAAGAAAAATATTTAGATAAAGCCGCAAAGCCAAGCATACCTAAATTAAATTTGAATATTATATTCAGAACTATTGCAGACAATCTAAATACCTTTTTTATAAGAGAATTTAGAGATAGTACTGCAACTCAAGCAACATTGGCTATGGCAGAAGCAAATGAAAAGTTTCGTATTTTTCACGGATATTTAGAATTTATTTTAAGTCCTTGGATTGATGAACGTGAATGTCAGGTTTTTGATAATGATTTAAGTATAGATTATTCTAGTTACGGAATTATGGCTGGCGGGGATCCTAATGTTTATCGAAAAAGACAAGTTTTAATTGCTCAAAATAGACTAGCATCAAAAGAGGCAACAACAGCAAGACAAGAAGCCACAACTTCAGTAACTCAGTATCTTACTCGCAACCCAGATTCAACCCAATTTAATGGAAATAGTATTAATGATGTTATAGGATCTTATGGTATTTTTATATATAAGGATGGACTAATTCCGATTAAAACGGAAAAACAATATAATGCAGTTTTATCTTTAGTAAATTGCGCTGAAGGTTATAATCCTTTTTATGTAGAACCACAACCGGTGGCGGCAGGACCAGGACCGGCTATGGATATTATACAAGAACCACATATTCCACCTATTCCACCTTTTATACCAGGAGATGATTCAGGATCAGTGTCTACTCCCCAAAAAAAAAGTACATCTCATCCAATATTTACTCCTAATACAAAAAGACAATTTGACCAAGTAATAAATATTGCCGCTGATAAATATTATGCATCTAAATTGAATACCAGTTTACAACCTACTGTATCTAGTAGACTACCAGAAAACAAAACAAAAAGAGGAAAGATACAGACTATATTCGGTATAAATAATAATAACCCAAAAAGAAGCATTGATGATTCTAATGTAGTTTATATTCCAACTGGTGAACAAGGACCTAATAAATTTATAAAAAAAGGTGGAAAGAGATCAACACGAAAACGCAAATACTCAAAGAGAAAACCGATAAGAAGAAAACCTGTAAGAAGAAAAACTATCAAAAAACGTATTTACAAACGAAAAACAAGAAAGAACAGAACTTCCAGATAAAAGGTTGTTGTTATTTTGATAAATATATAATGAAAATTATTACATATTTATTTTAAATATAGATTAGATTTCTATTTCTGCTTGTCTACAAAGGTCATAATAGAATTTAGTGCCGTTTTTGCAGACTGCAATTGACTTATCTTGGTCAAAATATCTATATTATTATTCGTGCCTTCATTTGTGATATCCATTTTTAATAATTGTTCCAACATAAGAGCATTTATGTAGTCATCTGTATTGATGATTGCATTTTCATAATCTGTCCTGTATTTAGGAATCAACAATGCATCTACTTTGCTGACAGCGGCCGTCTTCAAGCCATCTGCGAATGGCTTTGCATTTGCTGCGATATTATTACTTGACGACTGATTTTCTAATCCTTCAATCATTGTATATTGCGACTTGGTATAAACAAATTTATCAACCAAATAATAAATAACATACATTGAAACAACGAGAATAATTCCAATAGTTAACAAATCCTCCATATATTTCCTATTTAAAAAAATATAAGAAAAAGGTCTTATAAAACAGATTAATTCTCAGTCGTAGAAAAATACAATAGAATTGTAGAGACAACTGTTTTACTGATCTTCCTTGATTTACCATTTGCATCCTTCGTGGTAACATTACTTAAACACGTCTTATCTTCATTGACACATTTAATCAAATTCGGCAACGTCTTGAATTGCTCTAAAATCGCTAAAGCAGAGGCAGAACTGATTCCTGGTATTTGACACAACATAATTTCACCAATGTTTTCTGCCGTTATATTGTCCTTCTTGACTTTCTTTACTACCTTGCAGTAATCCTTGGACGTAGGTGCTACTTCTAGTGCTGCTTCTGCCTCTACTGTTACTCCTTGGTCTGATACTTGACTAAAACTAGAATTAAAACTAGAATTAGAATAAAAACTAGTCTTTTTCTTATCTTTACCTATTTTCTTGTCTTTACCTATTTTCTTGTCTTTACCTATCTTCTGTCCCATGTTGCAAATAATGGCCGCAGTTTCATCCACGTTTAGTGACCTCATAAGAGAGAAACCCTTGTAATAATTGATTGAGAACATCGCTGAATATAGTGTTTGTTTGTCAATACGTTCTCTAAATCCATTAAATTTGTTAAAATCGCCTTCAATTAAATAAATAATATTATGATTATGATGCGGCAAGCCATTTAGACGGTAAGATTGTTCTTCGTAACGACCGTCCTTAATGCTCGCTGCTAAATCGCTGATCGTCTTGCGTTCAATTATAAGTAGTTCTTCTGTGCCATCATTAATGATAACATCTCCAATCGGTAACTGCTCTTTAACCAATTTAATATTTGAAAATAATTTAGATAATGTTTCACATTTGGCGATCAAATCGGTCTCTCTTACATCAATGCGAATAGTAATAAAGGATTCTTGTTGTTCTTGCTCTTCTTGTCCCTTATTTATATTTGATAAAGGTTCCATTAATTTTATAATACTTCTTATACTATTATAAAATTGTTTGTTATTAAGTCAGTTTTTGCACAATATATATAAATTAATATTGGTTTGTTTTTAAATTTACATACGACCAGTGCGTGTGGCACGGTAACCGTATTGTTGAGTCTGGATAGTCCTGACAGGCATGCAGACCAAATCTCGCACAGTCATTTGGATACGAGCGCGAACGTGCGCAAGATTCACTGCAGCAGGCAAAGTTGTTCGGGAAGCAATGCCACCTTTCTTGGCGCTTCCACCGCAGGTAGGACGATTTATAATAGAAGCCTGATGTCTGGCAGATTTAGCAGCATTAGATAAAACCATTTTATATACTACAAATATATTTTATTTTTTTGCTAAATCAAAACAAAGTAGTAGAAAAAAATATATTAATAAAACGATTTAAACATAAATTGCGATATTATATTATATAATAAACGCAATTAAATACAACTTTTAAAATGAACATTATTGACGACGATATTATTAAAACCGATGAAGGGCTTATTTTCAATCCATACAATTCACTAAATACTGAGATTACATTGAATGACATTCAATCTATTCTCACTAAATATAGCATTCCGCCTAAAGTGTTTAATATGGAACTTTACCGGCGTGCATTTGTGCATAGATCTTACACCAAACGCCCCGATTTTGAGAATTCTCGGCAAAAAATCATCATTGTGGATAAACCGCCGAATTGTTTGCCTCTCAGTACGAAACACAATGAAACCCTGGAATATTTAGGAGACGGTGTTTTAGAATGTGTGACTAAATATTATTTATATCGCCGTTTTCCTAAAGAGAATGAAGGATTTATGACTGAAAAGAAGATCGCCATTGTTAAGAATGAAGCCATCGGTAAAATCGCCCTTGAAATGGGTCTGCACAAATGGCTAATCATTTCTAAAAATGCAGAGGAGAAGAAAATACGCACTAATTTGAAAAAGTTAGGATGTCTTTTTGAGTCTTTTATTGGCGCCCTCTTTTTAGATTTCAATAAAATTGTCGTAACTGATGACGAAGGATGGTTTCAGAATGTTTTTGTTACGGGACCGGGGTTTCAAATGGCACAAAAATTTATTGAATCTATTTTTGAGAAACATATTGACTGGGTTGCCCTAATACAAAATGATGATAACTATAAAAACATTTTACAGGTGAAAATACAGAAGGAATTTAAAGTGACGCCACATTATGTTGAAATGCAGAGCGATGGAGAAGACGGATATAAAATGGGAGTTTATTTATGTTTAGGACAACAAATTTATAATACATCTCATTCAGACTCAATACATATTACACACTTTAAGTCATTTACTGAGATACACGATCACGTATTAAGATCTGGAAAGATATTTTTGTTTATGGGTGATGGACTACATAAAATCAAACGCAAGGCGGAACAGATGGCTTGTGAGAAGGCGATCCATTGTTTAAATCTTTTTCCTACTGCTACTACTGTTGTAGCAGACAAATAATTTATAATTTTAATCAATATTTTAAATCAATATTTTTAAACAAATCAAATCAATTCAATATATAAATATATAAAATACATAAAATATGTAAAATTTATATATTGAATTTATATAAGTGTAATCATGAGTAATACTTTAAAAATGTTGGCTCAGTTAAAAACAAAACCAGAAGGTAATCAAGGGAAAAAAACTGGTATAACAATCAATATTTCAAAGCCTACAACTACGGTTGCAACTAATGTTGTTGAGACTACAACTAATGTTGCTACAACTGCTAATAAAGAGGTAGTAAAAGAAGGAGATAAAGAAAAAGCATTAGAAGTAAAACCTTACATTAAAATTACTAATAAAGACGATAATGGTTCCAAAGCAGAAGCGTTTATGAAAAAAATGCAAGATCAACGCAAATCAACAGTTAAAGCGCCTTCTTCTAAAGACGTAGTAGAAGAGCCCGCATCTAAAGCACCTATTGTAAACGACGAGCCTCTTGGACCTAAGGTTACCAAAATTAAAAAACTTAAAAAGCCATTGATTGTTTTAGAAGAAGAGGCTGATATCGTTCCTGAGAAATTACCTGAAGGGGGTCCTATGTTAGAAGAACAGAGACAGGAAGAAGAGGAAAAAGAAAAAGAACCTGTAGATCCTGCATTTGCAGATGCTTTAAAACGCGCCGAGATTGGAGAAGCCAAAAAACAAACCGACTTTTTAAGCGGTGTAGAAATTGTCAGTGATTTAGAAGGCCGAAAGAAATCTTATTATAAAATGACCCCGGCGATACAAGTCATGCATTTAGGAGACACATCTATCCGAAAACGCCTCCCTGATACGCCGCCATTTAAACTTCAAGTTTCCGAGTTGTACATGAATAATCGCGAATTATTTGTGAAATCCATTAATGACATGTTTAAGCCATATAGCGATGATCTTCAAGACGAATCCAAAGACATTTCATGCGACACTATCGGCAAAGATACTGGAAATTTGGGTCTCTTAACGCATCAAAAAATTGTGCGAGAATATATGAATTTGTATACTCCTTATAGAGGTCTTCTTCTGTATCACGGTTTAGGCTCTGGAAAAACATGCAGTTCTATTGCCATTGCAGAGGGTCTAAAGAGTTACCGCCGAATTATTATTATGACACCTGCATCGCTCAAGCGCAACTATATGGAAGAAATCAAAAAATGCGGTGATCTAATATATCGTAAAAACCAATTTTGGGAATGGATCACAACTGATTCTAATCCGGACCTAATTGCACCATTATCGGCGGCACTTGGTCTTCCAATTGATCATGTTAAGAAAAACAGAGGCGCATGGCTTGTTAATGTGAAGAAACCGTCTAATTACAATGAACTAAGTACAAGCGATAAAAAATCATTAAATGCACAGATTGATGTCATGATCGGTTACAAATACTTTTTCATTAATTATAATGGTCTCAGACAATCTAAATTTATGGAATATACGAACAATTTAGAAACCAATCTGTTTGACAATGCGGTTGTTATCATTGATGAAGCGCACAATTTAATAAGTAGAATTGTGAATAATATCAATAAATTCAGCAAATTTGAAGAGCAAAAAAGAGGTCCAGGTACACTATTGCATACGAAAATGTCACTGCAAATATACGAGTTTTTGTTGCGGGCAGAAAATTGCCGCATTGTTCTACTAACTGGAACCCCTATAATCAATTATCCAAACGAAATCGGCATTTTATACAATATTTTGCGTGGATACATAAAAACGTGGAGTTTTAAAATAAATCTTGCTGGTAAAAAAGTTACTAAGGAGTCTATTCTTGCTCTTTTCTCAAAAGAAAGAGTATTGGATTATATTGACTTTAACATTGATGAATTAACTGTAACTAGAAATCCATTTGGTTTTCAAAATAAGATTACGTCTAATTCTGGTTACAAAGGTGTTCGTTATGATAAACATGATATAGATGAAAATGGGAATTTTATTTCGCACTCGGAAGAAGGTGTTATTAGTGATGATGCATTTATTAAACGTGTTATATCTGTTTTACGGTCCAATGACTTTGAAGTTGTTGCCAACAGTGTTAATTTCAAAGTGCATACCGCTTTACCTGATACGATGGACGCATTTATACATAATTTTATTGATAAGGAAAGTGGCGAAGTGTATAATACGGCAAAATTCAAGCGCCGTGTTATAGGTTTAACATCGTATTTTAGAAGTGCACAGGAAGAGTTGCTCCCGAGATATGATCGTATTAAAGATAGACACATTGTGAAAATTCCAATGAGTGATTATCAATTTCAAATTTATGAAGAGGCACGTGAAAGTGAGCGCAAATTTGAGAAGCCGGGTAAAAAAGGCGCGACGAAGGTAGATAGTGATGGACTATTTGTGCAGCCGATTTCAACCTATAAGATTTTTTCTCGTCTGTTTTGCAATTTTGTCATGCCAAATCCACCAGGAAGACCTACCCCGCAGGCATTAAGAGCAGAAAAAGCGGATCAACAGGTAGATGAATATATGCGTGACAGACAAACAGACGATATAAGGGATGTGAAAAAATATACACGACAATATTTAGATTCATTTTCGGACGAATATAAAGATGATGTTCAAAATATGGCAAAAATTAAACAAAATATTAATTTGTATAACTATATATTTTTAAAGGTTAAACTAGATATTAAAGATTATAATGAATTTTTGTCTGAAGATTATCAAACCTTTTTAGAGAATTCCAAATATGGATATTTAACTAGATATAGGGCTTTACCTGCTAGTGAAAGGGCAAAATATAACTATAATTATGAATTTGTTTATGGGGAAGAGCCGAAAGAGATTGAGGAGGAAAGACAAAAAAGAGAAGAAAGATATGACAGAGAGGCAAAGGCTAGAATAGATATAAGACTGAAAAAGGAGGCTAAAGAGAAGGAAAAACCTGATAAAATAAAAGAAAAACAAGAAAAGTTATCCAAGGGAGAGGCTAAAATGAGAGCGAATTTAGAGAAGGAAGCGGAAAGAATTATGAAGGCGGATGAAAAGCAAAAGAAGTTAGATGAGAAACAACGACTTTTAGATGAGAAGGAAGCGGAGAAGAAGAAAAAGGCTGAGGAGAAACAGAGAAAGGAAGATGAAAAAGAGGCAGAGAAAAAAAGAAAGGAAGCGGAGAAGTTAAGGAAGGCAGAGGAAAAGCAAAAGAAGGAAGAGGATAAGAAGAGAAAGGGAAAAGGTGTTTTATTTGACGATCATGATTACTTTTCTGATTCTGAATCTTCTTCTAACTATTCTGATTCTGAGTCATCATCTTCTGACTATTCTGAATCTGAATCCGAATCTGATTCTAATTATTCTGATTCTGAATCTGATTATGATTCTTCATCTTCCTCTTCTGATACAGATTACGAGTTAATGAAAGGAGGATCGAAGGAGAAAGGAGTAAAAAAAGACTTACTAAGAGAATGGGTGGATAAAGATGAAAGTGATGATGAATTTTCTGTCGTTTCATTGCCTGACATTCAAGATGAAGACGCAGTTTTCCGAGAAAAACACGAATTAGAAGGAGACGAAGTTTTGGAAATGGTAGGTAAAAACAAATACAAAAACGCCATCACAGATGTTGTCAACTTTTTATCAATGCATAAAGAGAGGTATTTAGATATGGAAAGTCTCAAAATGTATAGTCCCAAGTTTTACGTCATGATTGAGAATATTCAAAGACCAGAGCATCCTGGTCTCCATCTAGTTTACAGTCAGTTTCGTTCTATGGAAGGTATCGGTATTTTTGCTATGGCATTAGAAGCAAACGGATATGCGCGATTCAAAATTGTCCGCGATGGCACGGATGCCTGGAAATTGGATATGACCGAGTCCGATCTAGGTAAACCCACATATGCTCTTATACTGGAACAGAAGATTCAGAAGAAAGAGAAATCATTCGTAATATTTACAATGGCGACTGGAACAATATCCCTAACAATATTTCAACTCTTTTGCGTGCCAGAAGCAGCAATAATAATATGGGTGAAATAATTAAAGTGCTTATGATTACATCAGCGGGTTCAGAGGGTATCAATTTGCGTAATACACGTTATGTACATATTATGGAGCCCTATTGGCATCCAGTTCGTTTGGAGCAAGTTGTTGGTAGAGCGCGCCGTATTTGTTCTCATCAAGGTCTAGAAGAAAAATACAGAACAGTGGAAGTATTTGTCTATTTAATGGTTTTTACAGAAGAACAATTAGATAGCGATTCGGCGATTGAGTTGAAATTAAAAGATACAAGCAAAATACCTCCATATGCGCCTCAATCTTCGGATGAAAATTTGTTTGAGATTTTGACTCGCAAGGAGAATCTGACTACCCAATTGCTTGCCTCTATTAAGGAGTCATCTATTGATTGTGCGACACACATAAAGAGCAATTCCAAGGAAGGTATTCAATGCTTGAGTTTCAATAAACCGACAATTAATGATTACGCGTTTAGACCGGCAATAGGAGATGAACAAGTTGATACAATCGCGAAGATTAACACCAGAAATGTTGAATGGGATGCCCAACCGATTAAATATTTAGTGGAGGAAAATGGGAAACAAAAGGTTAAATTATTTATGTTGCGTGTTGATAATAATGAAATTTATGACTATGATAGTGTGACAAATAAATTGTTACAACCGCGATTATTGGGTATGTTTATTAATCAGGGGAAAAAATCATATATAGAGTTTTTTTAAGTATCTTTTTATTTATTCCTTTTTTTGTATTGTTGTCATGATATTAGTCATTAAGTTGATCATTGTATCAAATTTGGCATTTAATGCAGCGATTTGATCTGATAAGGCTTGATTAGAATTAGCATTTACTGATTCATTTGCATTTATTACAGGTATTTTTTTTAATTTATTGAAAATATTATTTGTATTAAAATTTTCATTAAAATTTGTTATTGGGGCAGTTTCTTCAATAACTAATTCCATATTGTTATTATTTGTATTTGTATTTGTATTTGTATTTGTATTTGTATTAATATTAATATTGTCTTCATCCCAAGTGACCTTTTTATTCGGTTCTTTGTAATTCTGTTCTTTGTAATTCTGTTCTTTGTAATTCTGTTCTTTGTAATTCTGTTCTTTGTAATTCTGTTCTTTGTAATTCGGTTTACGGTATTCTGATGCACTTAATGCCGTTTTGGTTGCATTTGCTTTTTCACTCTTCACGGATGTATTGGTGGACTGCAACCATGTTTCGGATTCGGACTGAAAATTAGGATTGGCATTTGCATTTTGAAATTGTTCCACCTCAAAATTACGTTTTGCAATGGTTTCCGCAATTAATGCCTGCATTTCGGTAATTTTGCCTTCATTTGGTTTGTCACTAAAGTCCAATTCTGCTGGCTTTTTAAAAGAAGCAATGCTTTCAAATTCTTCCTGTTTTTGTTGCATTTGTCTTTCAAATTCGCTTTGTCTGGATGCTTGTATGTCTTCTACTTTATAGGGTTCTTGATCTAAAACTTCTTCGCTTATGTTAATTGTACGAATTTGCTTTAAATTTGGAAATAATCTGTTTACAGCGATGATAATTTGTGCCAAAAATAGTTTATTCAATTCCATTATATTGGAATTTGGTTTTGCTCTTGTAATAAAAGGGTTAATATTGCTTTCAAAAACAGAGCGAATACCCTTTACTATTGAAGGTGGTGCGGATCCATTTTGCATGTTTAGTTCATCTAGTAACACATCCCAAAGCAAGTTTATGTTGTCTTTATTTAAGAATTTGTTGTTGTTGTTGTTGTTAATATTATTCGGATTCGGTTTTGTAGAAAAAGACATCTTTAAGGTTATAGTATAGGTATATTATCTCTAATATTATTTTTATATTGTTTGTAATAACAAACTAGAATTATATAATATACTTTTAATAGTAATAAATTGTGAAAAAGAAATACAAAGATGAAACAACATATGATATTTCCACCACAATTCATTTGTTTCAACATCTCCATATTTATTTGACATAATGTAACATATGCATCCTGCTCCATATCCAGACCATCCTTTATAAATAAAAGGACTCTGAGTTAGAAATTTTAAATTGGCTGCAGTAAATGCTACAAAGTTTATTTTGGCCACAATATGATCAATACTTCTTCTCCACGAATATGTTGCATTCCTCCAGAAATTGATACTACATAAACCAGATGCTATAGAAACCGTTGATAAATAATATTCATTGTTTAAATAACCATAAATTCCTGGTACAAATAAAAATAAAGATGATCCAACTACCCATTTAGTTTGTCTCCAATGCGCGACATATCGTTTTGGATCTATTGTTGATATATCAAAAATATTTTTTATTATTTCTTTTAAACTCCATGTTTTCATTTTTAATTAAATAAATTTATATTTTATATAATATAAATTTATCGTGTTATATTTTTATATTGTTTGCAATATGTTTTACAATTCAGAATTAAAATAAATTTTTCTGAAACTTTCAATATATTCGTCCTTGAACCGGTGTGTCTTTAAATAATATTCTGTCACTTTGTCTTCTACCATATGTACTAGAAAAAATAGAGAATAAACACCACACGAATATGTGTTTTGTTGATGATCATTCGGGTAATTTTGATCAAAATGAAAATCTATACGTTTTTGTAATGTGTGTCCTTGTTCTGTAACCATATTCACGAATTTCATGACTTGATCTGGTATTTTATCTCCTGCGCTGTCAAAAAAAAATATGCGCCCTTTTTTGATATTAATAAAGAGAGAAATCCAGTGGCTGCCACCTTTGTAATGTGGATCTGTATTGAAAATAACACCTATTTTAGTTTTTCCCTTTTTAATTTGATCCGCTAAACTAAAGTGACACAATTCTTCCCAAACGCATTCCCCATATAATTTTTGTGTGTCATAATCTATCGGTGAGGGTCCGATAAAATCAAAACATTTGTACTCTTGTTCGTATTGTTTCATTACGTCGTTAATATCTAAACTGGATAACCATTCGGTTGGGTTTTTTTTCCACTCGGATGGCATTTCGGGAGAAAATGAATCCATTAGTTCTTCCTCCATTTTCGTCCCTTTTGCGATTTGTTTTACCCAGCAAGACTCCTTGTTGCATGTTCTTTTATAAAATTGTTTCAATTCAGACCATATTTCCTTGGAATCGTTTGTCACTATTTTGGCATCTGGGTGCCTTGCATTCCACATTTCGCGCAGTTTGTGTAAATCTTCATCGGAAAAGCAGGTATATTTTTTATCTTTGTTTTCTGGACTGCAATTTAATTTAATAAATTTATTAGGATCCTTATTTATTTCGGATAGAGTTAATTTTTTATTTGGTTTTTTACCTTTGTTTATTTTTTTACTTTGTTTATTACTTTTTTTTCTATTATTTTTGCTTGTTTTTTTAGGGTTTCTACTACCTCTTCTTCTCGTTTTTTTATTAAAATGCTTATGTTTTGTCACACTATTCATATAATAGATTTATATTTGTTTTTTTACCGTTTTTTTATTGGTTTTATTTATTAATTGATTTCCTTTTTCCTTGGTAAAATTTGACTCATTGTATAATTTGTACGTGTTGTTTTAAACCAGTCCAATGGTAATTTGTGTATATCTTCTGATCCTTCAGTTAGTTTATATTTATTTGGATGTTTTTTATGAACCATATTTGTCTGATATTCTTTTAAATCATTATTTGTTTTTTCATAATTAGGTTCTTCATGATTGTTTTCTTCATAATTGTTTTCTTCATAATTAGGTTCTTCATCATTGCTTTCTTCATCATTATAATTAGGTTCTTCATCATTGTATTCCTTGTCATAATTAATATCGTCTTTTATATCGTCTTCCTTGGCGGCGGGTTTTCGTACTTTAAAATAATATATGCTTTTTGCAATAAAATGCTCATAAGCATCCTTTACATCATTCAATAAATCAGTTGGTGCATTTTCATGAAATAAATCGTCAAAAAGTGTGTATATTTCTTCTCTAAATATTTCTCTTTCGGTTTTCATTGTTTGTTGTTTATCTGAATGTCTCTTTTTATTCAGTTTATCCAATTGCGTCTTGCTTATCAAAAAATTTAGTGTAAGTTGATTAACATAATCTTCAGACATTTTCTTTATATTGTTATATTGATATATTGTTTTTATATAATATAAATTATATAAAAACGAAAATATTATTTATCGCTTCTAGGTAACAATATTTTTTAGTTGTTGTCTGGTGGCATTGTTAAACAATGCGAATCCAACTGTTTCTGAGTGCTCATTTTTATTATCAGGTCCAAATGTCTCTGTTTTGAATAAATTGGGGAAAGGCTGTGAAGGCACATGATTATTGTTCTGCCAACCATAATTATACAAATTGCTACTACTTTCGGGCACATATGTCGCTTGACTGCATTTTTGAAGAGCGTAAACTTGGTTTCTTAATTCCGATTCCTTGTTAATATTTGCAGCAAAACCGGACCATGGAGCCATATCATTTCCGGGATTAAATGTGCTTTCAATATCAAAGGTAGGGCGCTGTAACAAGGCAACAGATGATGGTTTTCTTGAATCAACCATTGGCATTACAGAGTATTTGGTTAGAACTGGACGTGTGCTTAAATATGGTTGTAATTGCTTGCTTGGTTGGTTTCTAGATAAAATACGTTTATTGCTTTTGTCTTGTCTTAATGAGCATGAATAGTTGTCAAATTCACTTAACATCATTTAATTATCTTATATATTATAATATTTTATATTTATTTTCTTTTTACCATTTACTTCTTTCTTTTATTTTGTTTTTCTTTTGTTTTTGAAAGTATTTGAATTAAGTATTAAAAAATTGAAATGGATTTAATATATATATAAAAAGTATTTTCTTTAATACAAACTCCGTTTAAAACTTTATACTCGTACTAATAATAAAATGCCGAATTGCAAATTATGCTCTTCACCTTCTCATACACTAAAAAAATGCAATTCTCCTCTTTGTCCAGTAATCGTGGAGACAGTAACTGCTTTAATTAATGAAAAACCTTTCAACATTTGGCTACAAGTGCAGGAACTTGATATGCTTACTGCTGCACAACTATCAATTGTTTGCCGAAGTTTTCGTTTCCCAGTGTCTTACACAAAGTCAAAATCCATTTTCTCCATCATTTATCATTTCTTCGGTTATAGCGGACGAACTCAACATTTGTTTGCGATTAGCGAACAAGAAACAGTGCAGATTGATGAGTCTTATACACAGTTATTCAATTGGCCTAACATTTCGGCTAAACATATTAAACTAAGAGAACTCATGATAGTTTATTTAGATAATCATTATTATTCGCAGAGGTTCAGATTAAGACGCAGAGGTTTGTCTATAGAAACATACTATTCTGCAGTACAAATTTATCATTTAAACAGTTCAACTCCTGGTAAAACTCATCTTAGAAAATTAAAAATTGAGGTTGTATCACAGAGAGATCAAAATGAAATGGTTGAATGTTGCATCTGTATGGAAACAAAACAATCTGTAAAAACTGGATGTAATCACGAAACCTGTGCGAACTGTATAATGCAACTTGCAGTAAGTAGGACAAAGTCATTCATTTCATGTCCTTTATGTCGTGCGGATATTAAAATGGTTTATGTGCCAAGTATTTGGAAATACAGAATAGAGAAATGTTTTGCAATAGAGTAGAAAAATTATAACTTTTATAAATTTTAAATAAAAAATATAAAAATCAGAAAAATATCTTTTTTTATTTTTGTAAAATTTGGCTCATATTTTGGCTCCCGGAGCAGGCCGCAGGACTGCGAGCCTTGTGACCTTTGTAATGCCATCGCAGAGGCATTGGTAAAGGTGGAAAAAAATTGAAAAATAATTTAAGTATTGTAAATTTAATTATCTTTCCTTAATAAACATTGTTAAACTTTGAAACTTTGAAAATGTGTAATAATATTAATTGTTCTAATTCTCATAAAATTCGTTGTGATCTATGTGAAAAAAAACTAGATATACAAAAAATTATACAAAATGGAAACTATCGGCATTGCATGTATTGTTATATTTGGCTAACTTTTAAATATGATTCTGAATCTGAAACAACTGGGAATATATGTTCAAACTGTCATATAGAACCGGTTGCAAAAAAACACTTGTGCGGCTTTACAGATTGGTGCGCATATTGTGATGCGACTCTTTGGTCCACAAAAGACGACGAGAAACCAGTTAAACCTGTGTTTGAAACGGAATAAAAAGGAAAGGAAGAAAAGAAAGATTAAATAAAAGCATATAAATACATTTTGCTATAAAATAGATATAAATATAAAATCAATAAATAATAAATGTGTGGTATTTTTTCTATCATCAATTACACCAATTGTTCCGTTGCATTAACAGATGAAATGATTGAAACCGAGTTTCAGAAAGGAAAGGGTCGCGGTCCTGAATCATCCAAACTTTTTTTCAAACCCGAATTCAATTATGTGCAAGGGTTTCATCGTCTAGCAATCAACGGTCTAAATCCAGAATCAAATCAGCCTCTTTATCACGGCGGATGTTCGTTAATTTGCAATGGGGAGATTTACAATTACAAAGAATTGTATAAAATGATGGGTGTAACACCCAACTCTGATTCCGATTGTGAAGTAATTATTCATTTGTATTTGAAATATGGTATCAAGCATACTCTAAGAATGTTGGATGGCGTTTTCGCCTTTATTCTTTTTACCCCTTCTACCATTTATGTTGCAAGAGATCCATATGGGGTCAGACCTCTATATTTTATGTCTCCCAACTCGGTGTTTACCAGCACAATTGGTTTCACGTCAGAATTAAAGACATGCTGTAATATTGCAAATACGCTCGGATGCGAGGTCAATCAGTTTCCGCCGGGATATGTTGCAACAATTAAGAGGGAGACAAAAGATTTGACATTGAATAATGATTCGCATTTAGAAAAAGCAAAAGAAAGATGGTCTATGTTCTCAGTAGAAGCATATCATAGCCCATCCTTTTCTCATAATTACTTTGTAGATGCGGAAGGAATCAGTCAAAAACAATTGCTAAACAGATGTGTAGAAGGCATTCATTTAAATTTAGTTAATGCGGTAACAAAGCGATATTTGACTACAGAGCGACCCATTGCGTGTCTATTGTCTGGCGGTCTAGATAGCAGTTTAATTGCCGCTATTGTATGTGATATTCATAAAAAGAATTTTGATAGATCACTTGCTGCTGATAAAGAGTTTGTTAAAATAGAGACTTACAGCATTGGGCTTCCTGACTCTGAAGATATCAAATATGCTCGCCTTGTTGCAGACCATATAGGATCCGATCATACTGAAATCATTGTTTCTGAGGAAGAAATGTTGTCGGCCATTCCAGAAGTGATTGCCGCGATTGAAAGTTATGATGTCACTACCATAAGAGCCAGTCTTGGTAACTATTTAATCGGCAAATATATTAAGGCAAATAGTCAAGCGAAGGTAATTTTCAATGGCGATGGTTCTGATGAGTTATGCGGCGGCTATTTGTATATGAATTCGTGTCCGGACAGCATTGAGTATGATAAGGAAACGGTCCGTTTATTAAAAGACATCCATTTGTTTGATGTGCTGCGTTCAGATAAATGCATTTCGTCACATGGATTGGAACCACGAACTCCATTCCTGGATAAGGGATTTGTGAATAATTATCTCTCTATTCCATTGCATTTTAGAAATCATGTTTTAACCGACCAAATAGAGAAATATTTACTCAGGCTGGCGTTTTCTGAGACCAATTTGTTGCCAAAACGCGTCTTGTGGCGCAAAAAGGAGGCTTTCAGTGACGGGGTTAGTAACAAAGGGCGATCGTTATTTGAAATTATTCAAGACCATATTATTAAGGTAACTGGAGAAGAATCTTTGAAAGGAAAGAGAATTGATAATGAAAAAAAATACTATAAAGATATTTTTAATCATTTGTATCCTGGACAAGAGCATTTGATTCCCTATTATTGGATGCCTAAATATATTAAATCAGATGATCCAAGTGCGAGGACATTGTCTAGTTATTCTGCTTCTTTATAAGGAATGAAGAAAATGTAATGAATAAAATGAATGAATAAAATGAATGAATAAAATGAATGAATAAAATGAATGAATAAAATGAATGAATAAAATGAATGAATAAAATAAAATAACACCATAATACATAAATAGAAAGATGAACTTGTACACTTTTCAAAGCGAGATGTTTAAGTATACACGTTATTTGATGTATTTTTTATATATTGTTGTTGCGTTAGGAATTTCTTCTTCTGCACCTGACTATTTAGAAACCTTGGTTTATTACACCAAACTATATGTTAGTTTGTTTTTGATTGTGCGTTTCAATCCATTTAGGCTAACTAAATTTACTCCTTTAGATGCAAAAATCGCGTTTAATGCTGGTATGTTCTTGCTTTTTGCTACTTCTGTTAATGGTATTATTGGATTCTACTTAAATAATATGAGGTCTAATGTGAATACATATATTGCTGCTGCTAAGTTTCACATGTAATTATCATTTTTAATTAAAATAACTTTAGTTAACGTTTCTTTAAAGACTTTTTTCTGTCCCCTTTTTTGGGTTTGTTTGTTTTATATATCTTTTGTGTCTTGGAATGGTGTTTTCCTGTTTCTTTCTCTTTCGTTAAAAAAAAGATATGCAAGTGATGCATTATTTTTTTTGATAAGATTTTATCTAAATTTTGTGCTTCTTTGGTCTTTTTTGTAAAAGTATAATTATATTTTTTTAAAAAGGATAATATGTATGATTTTATATCTTTTTCTTTTGTTTCTGATATAAGTCCACTTTTTACAAAACGTTCTATCATTTCGTCAAATGATAAATCGTGATAATAAGGTTTAATATTAATATAATATACTTTGTCGTGTATCATTCCTTGATGAAACTTATCATCCAAAAAACAAATTTCTGTGTCTTCTGGAATTTGAGTGCAATTAATTAAATCCTTATGACATTTCATATGGCTTGTTCGGTGTAGTTCAATTTGTTTGCCCTGTATTTTAAATGCTTTTATAACATGATCAAACAATGGGTAATCTAATTTGGTTTCAAAATAAGTTTTAATTTGATGTACCCACTCAGGTGGCCCTTGGTTATTTGTGTAAATCATTAGTTTATGACAGACAGACGCTGTTTTCTTTTCTTTTAAAAAGTGGAGAATATTTAGTATGTTTGGGCGATGAAATTCGGGATATAAATCTAAAACCTTATTGAAAAAATGCTGATCTGATTTCGGTTGATCTATAGATTCTTTATTTATTTGTATATAAGAATTTAATGCATCCCAAAACATACCGAATTCGGTATAATAACCCAGAGTTTCATCCAGGTCAAAAACTACTATTTTGGGTGTGCAATGCATATAATAAGTATGGATTTTAATAATATAAAATAAAAATATTGGCTTAGTATATATTATTAAAACAATATGTCTTTACAATTGACTAATAAAGACTATGTTAATATTTTAAAATTTTATAAAAAAAATATTCCCAAATCTAAACGGATTTTGAAGATGACTGCGGAGAAAATATTGAATGATAAACTTTGTAAATGCATTAAAAAGGTGGATCCTGTTGATGAATCTAAATCTATCGCTATCTGTACGAGTGCTATTTTTAACAGAAAAGGGCTAAAACGTGGCAAATTTACCTGCAAAAAGAAGCGGACTTTAATTGTTTCAAAACCGGGTACTAACAACAATGGGGTAAAAAATGCAAATAAAACAAAAAAAGCAAGAAAATAATAAAAACAAGTAATTAATAAAAACAAGTAATTAATAAAAACAAGTAATTAATTTTCTTCTTCTAAGTCATCATCTGAATAGCCATCATCTTCATCTGAATCTTCTTCAAAATTCTCATTATAATTATGTTTTTTATTTTGGACTTGATTATAATTTTGACTCTTTTTGGTAAGATTTAATAGTTGATGCTTTTGATGATTCTTTTCAATTAAGTCCTTCTCTAAATGGTCTAATGCACTAATGATAACTTGCTCTTGATTTGTTAACTTTTGAAATATTAAACACTTATCCATAATAAAACTATAACAACGGTGCATAAAATTCTTGCATACAATTAAGACTCCATTATCAGTTATTTTTATGTCACAAATGATGCCGCAATATTTCAATTGTAAATTATCTGGATCTGTTATTGGTATCCATCTGATAAATGCACCATATTTTAGGTCTTTCATTTCATCAATGTATCTGTATCCTTTTAATTTTTTCAAATATTCTAGTGTGGTTTCACGGTCTAAATGTAATTCCTTTAAAATACTTAAATTCATTTCAAGTATTTTTCGGCTAGATAAATTCATTATGCCGTCATTGGCTTCGTCATCTAATGCTTCTGATAGTTTTTTTAATTTCATTTCTTCTTCTTTGTCTTGATCTTGTTGTTGTTCTTGACTTTTAGACATTTTCTAATTTAATCTATATTCCTTTTTTATTTTTATTTTGTTTTTATTGATTATTTTATAAAATTATATTGATTATTTTATAAAATTATATTGATTATTTGGTTTTTATCCTTTTGCTTGTTTTTTTTGTTTTTACCATGCAGAAAATGCTCCACCGCCCAATCCATCATTTGCAGCCATTGGTACAAAGGATTCTAGCGCCATGCCCATTCCCGGTGTTGCAGCGCCAACTAAAGGAGTTTGGTCTTCTTGATGCATGCTATTGTAATCTGGCATTGGCTGTGTTATTGGTAAAGAACTAATAGAAGTGGTTCCCATGGAGTTGAGAGATTGGTTCATTGCTCCCTGTCCTTGTTGTTGTTGTCCTTGTTGAGAAATAGGTTGAGAGACCTTCACATTTCCTGCGCCTCTCTTCTTGCCCTTGGCACCCTTCTTTGAGTCTGATCCATTCCATAGGTCCATCAAGCGGTCTACGACGATACTAACTTTCTCTCCTAATTTTGTTTGTAGACTCAAAATAATAACCAAAACGCCTAAAATAATGCTTGTGATATTAAAGTCGGCATACTTGTCTCCGCTGTATGTGGGAATAAATGTGATAATGCGATGAATGAAAAGCATTCCAATAAACATGGCCAAAATTTGACCGACTATTTCTGCTAAAATTTCAAAACTGTTCTTCTCTTCGTCGGCTTCAGGAACAAATCGTTGCATTGATTTGTTTAAAATGATTACTGGAATTAGCGCTAAAATAGCGTATTGAACAATATTCATTAATTCGGATTTAGAATCATCGTCAAAATTGAATACGTGTTTAAAAAATCCGGGTTTTCCATTTGTGGCTTTTGATAATTCATCTAAACTTTCCATTATTCTATTATAGGGTATATTAAGAAATTAAAAACTTAATATTTCAAATATTCTCTCTCTTGACTATAATTATATTATTACAAATAACAAATTAAAGTCTTTGTTATAACATTAAATACAAAGTTAATTATGTTTTCTGTTTCTAATTTGACAATGGAAAAAGATTATAAGAGAGAAGAAGAAGTAATCGGAACAAAAGTATCTGAAAATATATTTGCCAGTTTAACGAATACTCAAGAAAAAGAAGTAGAAGAGTACCAATATCTCAATTTGATTCAAAACATTCTAGAGAATGGACACATGGAGATGGGACGCAACGGCAATACTAAAAGCATTTTTGGGGCTTCTATGCGTTTCTCTCTTCAGAATGGAAAGATTCCTATTTTAACTACGAAAAAGACAGCGTGGAAAACTTGCTTGAAAGAACTGTTATGGTTTATTAGTGGAGAGACAAATAATAAGTTATTGACGGATCAGAATGTGCATATTTGGGATAGCAATGCGACACCCGAGTTTTTGGCTAGTCGCGGACTACAGCATTATGCTGCGGGTGAACTTGGCAGCATATATGGGCATCAATGGAGACACTTTAATGGTACTTGGAAAAGTGTCAACGATAGAAGTGTCAACGATAGAAGTGTCAACGATAGAAGTGTTAAAAAGGACTCTTGGACAAGAAATAAAGATTCTAATTGGTCTGCAGATTCTTCTGCTGAGGCAGTAGACCCAACTTTTTATAAAGGTGTTGACCAGTTACAGCAAATCATTGATCAACTGAAGAATCCTGCCACCAGAAATAGCAGGCGACTTATTATGAGTGCCTGGAATCCGTGCCAACTGGATCAAATGGCGCTGCCACCTTGTCACGTTATGTGTCAATTTAACGTGCACGATGGTAACAAATTGTCGTGCGCTTTATTTCAACGCAGTAATGATTGCTCTCTTGGGACAAGTTTTAACGTCGCATCATATAGTTTCCTTACCCATTTACTAGCAAAACATTGTGGATTAGAAGCCTATGAATTTGTGCATTTTATGGGAAATTGCCACATTTATGAAGAACACATTGAACCTATGAAAGAAATTCTAAAAAGAGAACCATATCCATTTCCAACTGTCTCAATCAAACAAATAAGAGACAACATTAATGATTACAAAGTGGAGGATTTTGAACTTCACAATTATCAACATCATCCACAGATAAAGTTTCAGATGGTTGCGTAATTATTTCATCTGCATATTTATAATTTGCAAACTTAGGATTTTTTGATTTAAGTCGCCACAACACAGTTGCCATTACCATATTGAGTTGTCTTGCGGCTTCTGTTATAGAATTGTATATTTTATTATCAATGGCAATTTTAATAGAATTTGGTGGCAAAATTCCTATATTTTTCTCTCTAATTAATTGTTTAGTTTTCTCTGTATGTTGTTTCCCAAAAAAAGGGTTTTTATCTCCAATTTTTAATTTAGCATTTTCTGACATTTTTTTTCTTTGTCGCTTCTGATGTCTTTTTACCAAGATTTGGAGGTTTTCTACCTTTATTTATTTCAGATATTTTGTTTCTAACCTCTTCCGTATGTGTTTTACCATACATACCATTTTTTTCACCAACCTTACCATATTTTTCCTTTCTTTCTTCTATTGTCATTTTACTAATTGTTTCTGAATGTGATTTATTTATCCTCTCTCTAATTTCTTCTTTATTGGGGTGATATGTAAGTAAATCACCTCCGCTATTATTAAAATGTAAATTATATAATTTATCTCTAATAGTTAAATCAGTTAGATATTGTAATTCAATGACCTTAGCCTCATCAACTGACTCGCAAATATGTATTATTTCATATTGAAACTTATCTTCACCATCTAAATTATATGCCCTCTGCAAAAATAAATTATCGTGAATATTATTTCGTAGTTTATACCGGTGTGTTTTAAACCTCTTGTTGATATTGGTTGAATAACCGATATAATATCTTTCTGATAAAATATTAGTTATTTTATATACTCCGATTATCAATTGTTTATTTGCCATTGTATATACTTATAGATTGGTTTGTTTATATTGTTTTCGCAGAAAAATATATAATTTACGGATTATATATTTATTGATTCCTCCTTTTCTTTTTGCATTTTTGCCTTTTTATTTAAATAGGCATTTCTTGCCCATCTCTTTTTTTGTTCTTCGGTTGGCTGATTTGTTTCTCTATACGCCTTTGTTTTTTTCTTGATTTCTTCTTTATTATTTTCATAATATATTGCTTTATAATCAGGAGCGGTATATTTTTTTAGATGTTCTCTTGTTTCTTCCAATATTTTTGTCAATTGTTCATTTGTTTCTTTTAACAATTGGTTCTCTCTTAATAAAAATTCGTAATCCATTTTAATAGTATAGTGATTATTATTTAATACTATTTCGTATATAGATTTAACTGCTTTTAATTAAAAAGAGAGAACATTAACTTATATATTTAGAAAAAAATATTTGCTAAATATTTAATCGGCATTATTTTATGCGTCGGAATCCAGAAAACAATTTGTTGAAACATATTATATTCCCTTCATTATGAGTGCAAATCGTTCTGTTCAAGCCGCCCAACGCCGCCGTGCTGGCCCTCCTGAACCCGTGCAACAACGCGGCCCCACTACTTCCATTAACTCGGCTCAAATGTTTGCCAACCAAGCCAAGCCAGGTTCTGGACCCAGTATGCCTACCGGCCGTCTTGCTGGCCAACACGCCGCTTTAGCACAACAGCAGATGATGCAAGAGCAACAACAACAACAACAATCTAGCCAAAAACAAGGAGGTTTTCCTAAAATGTCAATTGTTCATGCAATTACATTAATTAGTCTACGTTTAGGCAGATTGGAGGATAATGTATTTTCTGAAAAATTTGGTTCTTCGGGTGAAGGTTCTCAGATTGATGAGACCCTTATTGAATCTATCATGGAGAGACTACATGATTTAGAAACACGTGAGCCTTCAAATACAAATGCTTCTAATACTGCGACTAACGCTAATACAAATGCTGAACTATTGCTTCTAAAACAACAATTTGAGGCATTGAAGCCAGTTCTCACTCAATTAAAGTCCACTTCTACCATCGTGGCAAAGGAAAACAAGAGTTTGAAGCAACAAGTGGAGGAATTAAAGTCCGAATTGGAGGAAACAAAGGAACTAGTGATCACTTTACAAACCATGACGATGGATAATAGTCAGAAGATTATGACATATGGTTTCACCAATGATGAACAATTGTTTTCTACTGAGATCGTTTCAGATGCTGAATTGGAAGAAGAATCTGGATTAAATGATTCAGAACAAGTTATTAATAATGAATCCGTTGAACTATCTGTTGGCGATGTTTCTTTGAAGGATCTTGTGGAACAAGAGTTGAACCAATAGTTTAATTAATGTATTATATTTATTATAAGTTATATCTAAAAATATAATAAATATATTATTACTAATAATATAAAAATGCTTTCTTTAAAGGATGTAAAAGAGACAAGAGAGACTTTAACTCAAGATATGGATTCTCTCTTTAACGGATCTAATAATTCCTATTTTAATGAATTAATTATAACCAAAATAAAGGAATACGATTTCCAATACATATTAAATCACTTATGTTTCATTAAAGATGATTATATTGTCATTGATTTTAATTATTTCAAGCCCTTTGCTTCAACAGAAACCTATCCGATAATTACGCAATTTGTAGTGCAAAAATTTGACGAATATTTGGCTATTTATCCTCAAGCAATTATTCATTTGAATATTTCCAGTTTGAGTCTTACTTTGCTTGATAAACACAAGAATTTTTTTGTAAATATCTCGCAATTTTTTGCTATTAAATATCCAAATATTTTGAAGGAGTGTTATGTTTATAATGCTACTTTTATATTTTCCCAATTGTTTAGTATTGTTTCTTTATTTGTGGACAAAGTTACGATGCAAAAAATACAGATTGTTAAACGATAGTACAAGGTTAAACGATAGTACAAGGTTAAACGATAGTACAAGGTTAAACGATAGTACAAGGTTAAACGATAGTACAAGGTTAAACGATAGTACAAGGTTAAACGATAGTTTATAAAAAAGATAATAAAAACAATTTAAATAATACTTGAGATACAAATACAAATACAAATACAAATACAAATACAAATACAAATACAAATATGATTTTTACATTACAAAAAATTAAGAATGCTGTTATTTATGGAGTTGCTTCTGGGTTTGTTTCTGGATTTGTTGTAGGTTGTTTTCCAAACAAACTTCATATTCGTTTTGAAGACCAAGAAATTTATTCCTTACCCATTCCACTAATATCTGGAGTTATTGGTTCAACTGGAGTTATTTGTTCACCATTATTAGTAGCAAATTATATTTGCAACGGTACCTATTTTGACAAATTAGTTGATAAATATGATATTAATCTAGAAAGACGTTATCAATATGATGTAAGACATAATAAATATACATATCCGTCATCATTCATTATTAATATAAAAAAGAAGGTTTAAAAAGGATAACAAGAAAAATCGATAGTTTATAAAAAAGATATTAAAAACAAATTACAAAATATAAATATATAACAAACACGTTTATTTTATAAAATGCATCTAATTATTGAAAACAAAGCAAAAATGGAAATGTTTGTTGCGCTATTTCAGTT